CAGGGATAAGTTAATGGATTACAAATTCGTCTTTGTCATCTTCAGGCAAATCATTTTCACTAAAAATAATTTCAGCATTACCCCCAAGAAATTCTACAGCTCCTTTTGCATCCAGAGAATCAAAGTGATCTGGCACAATTGTGTATTTCATGCCCGCGAGACTTTCACGAAAATCGTTAAGTGTGGCTTCAAGAAATTTATTTTCAGACTGCCAAATGCCATTTGTAATTTTGGCAATATCATTATTGAATTTAATTGTTGCACTCATAAATACATTATACACCTATAAGGGAAACATAAAAATGAGTCTTGAAACCACATTCACCCAACCGACACCGGTGTTTTACGTTGCCGAGGATGTTCCAATGCGCCGTGATGTTTTACAGGTGGTGGTTTCTGATTTTCATTCAGGATCCAACCATGCTCTTTTTCTTGATCGGGAATGGCAAGGCAAAAACACATCGCACATTCCTCGAAGTGGGCAGGTTTTGATTCGCGCACATTTTGAAGCGTTCGCTGAAGAAGTGCGCCAGGCGCGACAGGGAAAACGTGTACGCCTGGTACACAATGGCGATGCAATAGATGGCGATCATCATAATAGCGGGGATGTATGTACGATTAATCCTTTGGAACAATCAGATATTCATATTGCGCTAATGGCAGAGTTACAAAAAAGAATTGACTGGCAAGCAGGCGATGAACTGTACTATACGCGCGGAACACATGTGCATGTAGGTGAATTTGAAAATTACATTGCGCGAGAGTTGAATGCGATTCCAGATGGAGATTTTTATACATGGAACTTTTTAGCATTGGAGACAAACGGAATATTATCGTGGTTTGTGCATCATGGTCCAACGCGAGGCGATGGCGCGAATGAAGGTAATTCCATGCGCAACTGGCTGAGAAATATTTGGATTGACAGTTTGAAAGATGGCACGAGGGCGCCGGATATTCTTTATACCGGACATGTGCATAATCCGACATACAGTACATATGTATATCGCAGCCAGGCAGATTTCAAAATGTTGCATGGGGTCATTCTTCCGTCCTGGCAAATGAAAACAGCATATGCCTGGATGCGGGCGCCGGTTTGCAAGAACAAGATTGGCGGTGTCATGCATGAGATAAAAGCAGACGGAACCGTTGCCATACCAAAGTTCTATTTGATGGATATGCAGTAATGATGAATGAAAAAGAAATATCAGTCAAAGAACGAAAAACAATTATGTCGAAGAACGTAATCAGCGAACGAGAATTCTGGTTGATAGTACGCTCGGCATTGATTATGGCAGTGCGGGCAATTGAAAAGCGATTTGGATTAAATCAGCATGTATTTTAAATTTGCAACAAAAAACCGGCTCAAAAAGCCAGTTTAAACACTAACATGATTGAATGGTGGATAGGGATCGTCTTTTATTTGTTGAATATAATCGTCTCGATTTTTTGTACAGTCCATTAATTCATGAAAGAACGATTTTCGAATTCTCAGTTGTTTGTAAATTCGATTTTCAAGAACGCTACCAATATCGTTATTGTTATGAGAAATTTTTGTTCGGATTGGGGGCAATCCGTCAATAATCAACTTGAAATATTTGTGATCTCTTTCCTCTGGCGCCATTTGTAGTTTTGTCTGCAACATGCGTTCAACTACCATCGGTTTGTATGGCATTTTTGCCCCTTCGTTGAATGTATGATTGAAGTTCAGACAGAAGCATTTTGTCAAAATGATTAGATGCTGCGCCATTTTCAACAAGTTGGAAATATTCAATTAAAGATTCAACATACTCTTTGATTGCTTCCTGTTTGGTATTACCATCACCGTAAACAAGAAAAATATCATCACTTACGACAAAAGAATCGTTGTCATCCTGTTCAATGGTAATTTGCAACGGTTGTACAATGGTATATTCATTTGAAATAATTCCATACAGATTTGCTTGAACACACGTATTCCCAGGCAACTTGACAATAGGAATTTGCCCGGGCTGGAAACCAATAGGATAATATGTATATGTTGTTTGATCCGCAATCGTTGTAGGAATATACGAGATCATTCTAATTTACTTTCTGTTTCCATGTTTCCTTGGTGGCTTTGCAGGTTTCTTTTTAGCGCGTCCACAAATTCTGGCATTTTGTCAGATGCAACAATAATCCGCGCAATACAAACTGCGGGCAATGAAGTAAGTTCACTCACTCTTTCTGAAATTTTGGCTTGATCTCCAACAATTAATGGCGGCTTCATTTCAAAGAAAGAGATAATAAATTCATGCTCAGTACTCTGGACAACCATGTTTGTAGCATACCTGGATACCATATCATCTGGCACGATCCATTCAATTGGCAATTCGACAGATTTGCCTTTATGTTGTTTTGACATCTGATTGTCCTTGTATTCATATTCGATTTTAAAGTTATTGGGAAAGAGAAGCGCCACCATGTACAGGAATTATCAAGTTTTTAGTTGCTTCTCCTATTATTACTCATTGTATGATTGTAGATGAGACCTGTCAAGTCCACGAAAACAGAGTCAAAAAGAGCGCATAAGAATGTGATACAATACCAATGTCAGCGGCTCTTAGGAAAACTAATTTACCAGCCGACAAATTGAATAAGCCCAGCCGTTCCATACCGGAACAGCGAATGCGGTAAACAAACACAGCAAATCAGCCGTGCTTGTGAACTCTTGAAAAAAAGAGTTTGCATGTGCGGCTTTTTTTATTTCGCTTGACCAGCGTAACGGGTCAGACACACGGGACGCAACCCCGTATAAAGCGTAGTGATGAAAAAAGGACAGGTAAAAATGAAACGCGAGGATTTGAAAGCTTTAGAGTTGTCAGACGAAGTGATTGAAAAAATCATGTCATTGCACGGACGTGGAATTGAAACCCATAAGTCAGCTGCGCAGACGGCACTCGCCGAGGTTGAAACAATCAAAACGCAATTGGCAGAAGCCAATAAACAGATTGAAAGTTTCAAAACGCTTGACATTCAGGGCGTAAAGAAAGCGGCTGACGATTACAAAGCAAAATGGGAGCAGGCGCAGACTGACGCTGCCGCGCAACTGGCACAAATCAAATTTGATCATGCGCTTGAAGCAGCTTTAACCAATGCAAAAGCAAAGAATTTGAAAGCAGTCACTGCCCTACTGAGTAAAGATTCAATCAAAGTCAAAGATGACGGCACAATCGAGGGACTCTCTGAACAATTGGAAAAAATCAGGTCTGAAAATGATTACCTGTTCGAAAATGCTCAACCTCCTGCTCCAAAGGTTGTAACCAAAACCAACAATCAAAACATTCTGGACGATCCACAATTAGCCGCCATGAGACGCGGCGCAGGGTTATCCACACCACAAGGAAAATAAATCATGGCTAATTCCATTTCTCTTGTTACGAAATTTCTGGCAATCCTTGATGAACTGTATAAAAAGGAAAGTTTGACCGCCCGCATGGATGCTCCGACCAAGCCAGTTGAATTTGGCGGCGCTGCGGCTGTAAATGTTTTCAAGACTTCTGTTGTGGGTCTTGGCACGTATTCTCGCTCCACTGGTTACCCATCTGGAGATGTCACTGGAACATGGGAAACACTGACTCTCGCCGCCTCCCGTGGACGCGCCTTGAGCGTTGATCGCATGGACGATGAGGAAACCCTGGGTATGGCGTTTGGCACGCTTGCAGGTGAATTCATGCGCACGCAGGTTGCGCCAGAGGTAGATGCGTACCGGTTTTCCAAATATGCATCGTGGTCTGGCATTTCCTCACCAGCTGAGGCAGCGTTGAGCGCCGCGGCTGATATTCTGGCTGCAATTGATGTAGGCGTTGGGCAGATGGATGCAGATCAAGTTCCCGCTGAGGGGCGTCTGCTATATATCGCGTCTGGTATTTACAATACCTTGAAAGGCGCATTCACCCGCTCGTATGTAAATGAAAATGGCGTTGATCGCCGTATAACCATGCTTGATGGCATGGAGGTTATTACTGTGCCACAGAGCCGTTTTTACAAGGGCATTACCCTGGATGCAGGCGCAACCAGTAGCGCGGGTGGGTTTTCCAAAACCGCCTCAACGGGTCGTGACATCAATTTCATGATCGTTCATCCAACTGCCGTTTTGCAAGCTGTAAAGCACGAAAATACCAAATATTTCTCGCCTGATGTGAATCAAACCGCTGATGCTCACCTACTGCAATATCGCATCTATCATGACGCGTTTGTGTACGAAAACAAGGTTGACGGCATTTACGCACATATCAAGAACAGTTAGCGAGACGGTGACAATATGCCTACCTTGAAAAATCTTAGTTCTGCCGGCTGGCTTAAAGATTGCGAGGATAACTTTCAAACTCTTGAGCCACTTATCGGCGGCGATGATGACGGTTTGGGTGTTCTGCGCGTGGCGCGGTTTACATTTGATACCGCAGCTGAAGACAGCGCTGGAAGTGACAATATTGATGTTGGCGCACATGGCACTGGCGTTATATTGCCTGCCAATGCGATTGTAGTTGGCGGTTTCTTCGATGTAAATACCGTTTTTGGATCTGAGAATGATACTGCCACAATTGCAATCAGCGTGCAGGGTGCGAATGATATTCAAACCGCTGCGGCTGTGAGTGGAGCGCCGTATTCGACCATTGGACGCAAGGCGATTGTGCCAAAGGCAAATACACCGGAAGCCACCAGTGTAAAAACCAGCGCCGCGAAGGAAATTACTTGCACCGTTGCAGTTGAAGCGCTTGACGCTGGTAAATTGACCGGTTACCTCTACTATGTAGAAGGCATCGCTTCGGCATAAGGTGATTAACATGAAATTCGTAAAAATTGAGAGCTGCGGAATTGTTCAGCTTGTATCTGAAGTTGATCTGAGTATGTACACCCGGGCTGGATACAAAATTGTAGAAGAGAACGCTTCTCCCGATCCGCTGACCGATATTCCTGAAGGAATGACGCCAGCAGAACCAGAAGAAGATACTAAACCTGAAGTACACAAACGAGGACGCTCCTCCCGATAAAAGAAGGCAGAGGCTATGACGGCATACGCTGACTACTCATATTACACAACCACGTTTGGCGGCTCGCTCATAGCCTCTGCTGCGTTCACTCGCCTGGCAAATCGGGCATCGCAAGTCCTGGATCAATTGACATTTGACCGTGCTGCACCTGTTGTTGAGGATGCAACTGACACAGACACCATTGATAAAATTAAAATGGCAATGTGCGAAATTGCAGATGAAATGCAACGACAAGATAGTACAGATGGCACAGATGGTAAAACCAGTGAGCGCGTCGGCTCGTACTCAGTAACGTTTGGGGCAAATTCCCGCGCTGCAATGACCAACCGCGCTAAATGGTTGGAGGCTGCGCGCCTCTGGCTGGGTGGCACAGAATTGCTGTTTCGCGGCTTCTCTTCCGGTGAATATGGCGATGATGTTGACGATGATAACGAATAGCGATCTGACAATATACAACAAATACATTGATGGCACAACGCGCAATGAAAAATATCAGCGCACAACCATAACCGGTGTCATGTGGCAAAGCGCCAAAGCATCATCTGCAAAAAATGGCGGTTTGCTGGCAAGCAATACCGCAACGATATTTCTACCATTTGCCCGCGGTACTCAGTATAAAGAGCCTCAGACCTGGCTTGCGCTTGCGACAAAAACAGGATACTGGACACTTAAAGAAGGCGACATTCTTGTCAAGGGAATTGTGACGGATGAAATTACCAGCCTGTTTACCGCAACCAACCTGAAGGCAAAATATAACAATGTGGTGATCATTACATCTGTTGACAGCATGGATATGGGCAGCGCAGATATGCAGCATTGGCAGGTAGGCGCAAAATGAAACCTAAAATCAATACGCCACGAGGCAAGATCGTTATTGGCATTGATGGTAAAGCAGAATTGAAATGGAATTCTGAATTTGCGCCGAAATGGACACGAAAATACAGCGCCGCGCAAAAATTTGTCGATTCTGAGGTTTTGCGTTTGTGCGAGCCATATATCCCCCTGCAAACATCCATGTTGATAAAGTCAGGTATTTTGGGTACTGATGTCGGATCAGGCGAGGTGAGTTGGATCGCGCCGTATGCCAGATTTCAGTATTACAAAGGTCGTCAGCCTGGCACATCTGAAACCGGTCCACTGCGAGGGCGTTATTGGTTTGAGCGCATGAAGGAAACGCGGGGCACAAAAATCATTGCAGGCGCACAATTGATGGCAGGCAAAACAGAATGAGCGTTATTACATCCGTCAGAAGTTACCTGGCAACATATTCAGGTCTAACATCCGGCGCGCCGTTATGGGTGAACTATCTGGGGCAAGTGCCTACTGAGTACGCCATCAATCCCATTGCGGGAGAACGCATTGTTGAAGAATATGTTGACGGATCGAGCCTGCGTGAATATCCATTTGCGTTTCAATCAACTGAAAGTACGGCAGATAATTTGGAGCGTATTGAAACTCTGGATTTTTATGAAACGTTTGCGGATTGGCTTACGAGCCAAAGCGATGCAGGAATATTGCCAATATTGGAAAGCGGTAAAGCTGCTGAAAAAATTGAAGCGCTGGGTTGGGGATACTTGTTCAATCCCGGAGAATCTGGTACGGGTATTTACCAGATCCAGTGTAAATTAACCTATTTCCAGGAGGCGTAATGTCCAGTACAACCATTAAGTTTTTTGCTTACGAACATCTCCCGCCAAAATTACAAGAAGTGTCCAAGCCAATTGCAGAATTGGCTAGATTGATGGAAGAAACTTTGCCAGATGGATCCGAGAAATCCGCTGGTATGCGAAAATTATTAGAGGCGAAGGACTGTTTTGTCCGCGCTCAACTGGAGAAATAAAAAATGGCAGATAAAATCAAGCGTTCAGAATTCAAGACATTCATAAATACCGTACCCAGCGGCACGGCTGATTACGCGCTGATTGGGGACGGCGTGACAACCGGCACAATTAATTACAATCCAGAAACTCTAACTGAAACATACGTTCATGAGGAGAGTGGAACCACTACTATTGAGCGTTATGCGCCAACCATGCCGATTGAAGCAACCGCGAAAAGCGGCGATGAGGCATTTGAATTTATTGACACATTACGCAAATCACGCGCAACGTTGGACGACGCCGAAACAGACATTATTAATGTGTGGTTGTATGAAACTGCTGTTTCGGGCGCGTATCCAGCAGAGCAACAGAATGTTTCAATTCAAATTGATTCATTCGGCGGCGATGGTGGGGCTGCAACAAAAATCAGTTATACGTTGAACTTTATCGGCGATCCAGTACCTGGTATGTTCAATCCGACCACCGGTGTATTTACGGCAGACTAAAAAAAAGCCCGCTCGCAAGGGCGGGTTTTTGAATTTGAAAAGGAAATATGGATAGTATACAAATCAATTCTGGTGAAAAGCGCATCTTGGTGAATGGTGATCCTACACGAGTAATTGTATTTAATCCTTCCGATGTGGTATTTGCAGAAAAATTCTACCGGCTTATTGGCGACTTTCAGTCAAAACTTACTGAGTACCAGGCAAGGGCAGAGGAAATTGACGCCCAAGACGATTTCAAAGATAACAACCTGGGCAATGTTAATGCACGAATTGAATTTTTGCGCGAGGTATGCACCTATATTCGTGAGTCAATTGATAACCTGTTTGGCGCCGGGACATCGCAAATTGCATTTGAAGATACGCTCAGCCTGGATGTTTTTGAACAGTTTTTCGAGGGTATTACGCCATTTATTCAGACAGCGCGTACCGATAAAGTACAGAAATACGTCAAAAAATGAGCAATATCTTAGTTGATGAGCTGCCTGGTCATGTAATTGTAAATGGCAAGCCAGTTGCAATCAACACAGATTTTAAATCATGTTTGAAAACGATCCTGGCATTTGAGGATAACGAGCTGACGCCACAAGAAAAATACCAGGTGCTACTCAGTAACCTTTATACCGAGCGCCCAGAAAATGCACGTGAAGCGCTAGAAAAGGGTTTATGGTTTTTGAATGGTGGCAGCAATCAGAAAGCCAATGATGATGCGCAACCGCGCATTTATTCATTTGAGAAGGATGCAAATTATATTTTTGCTGCTTTCCGACAGACACATGGCATAGATCTGTACAATGCAGCAAGTCTGCACTGGTGGGTATTTCTTGCTCTTTTTATGGACCTGGGCAGTGAAACAACATTCTGTCAGTTGGCATCATTGCGCAAGAGAGTCAAGACTGGAAAGGCGACAAAAGAAGAACGCGCAATTGCCCGTGAAATGGATGATGCTTTTGACATATCAGAAATTGACACGCGAACACTGGATGAAAAGGAACAAGAGCGTGAATTCATGCGCCTAGTGCAGGAGAGACATAAAAAATGAAATACGATGGCAGTATTACCATTGACACGAAAATTGACACAAAAAGCTTTGACGCAGGTGTAAAAAATATGTCCGGCAAGGTGGGCGGTGTATTGAAAGCAATTCAAGGAATGGGGACGGCATTGGGCGCAGCAGGCATGTTTGCAATGACGGCAATGACCGGCGGATTGCTGGCGGCAATTGCGATCATTGGCGGAGCATTCGCGGCGCTTACATCCGGATTTAAAATTGCATGGAAATCTCTTGGCGATCGAGGCAATGAAACAATTCAAGAAATCAAAAACCGATTTGAAGAAGTTAAAGTTGCCTTTGCTAATGTTTTTATTCCTATTTTCGTCGCGGCTTTACCATATATCAAATCATTTCTTTCCTGGCTAATACAGGTTTTGAATCAAGCAGCAATGATTACTGCCGCTTTCATGGGACAAAAAGAGGCGTTACAGGTCATTGAGGGTTCTGTACAGGCTGTTGCAAAGAACATGGAAAAAACAACCAAAAGCGCAAAGGGAGCGCTGGCGGCATTTGACCAAATCAATGTATTAAATTCCAAAACAACGGAAACGCCAGAATTAGGAGACGTGACGCAAGCTGCGACAGAATTAGTACCTGTTACAGGTGAAATTCTAACCAAGGTTTCAAAAATCAAACAATGGTTTATTGATGCCTGGAACTGGATTGTAACAACCTGGGGAAACGCAAAAGAATGGTTTTTAACCTATGTTTGGAATCCGCTTGTAGAAGCTGTAATCTGGTACGTAGATACAGCCAAAAAGGTATGGGGTACATTATGGAAATGGCTTGTAGATGCTGTTACCTGGTACATTGAAACAGCCAAAAAGGTATGGGGTACATTGTTAACCTGGATGGGTGAAATGTGGGGAACCATCAAGCAATGGGCAGGGGAAGCATGGGAAGGAATAAAAGAAACATGGAAAACGGTATCACAATGGTTTCGGGCAGCCATTATTGAACCATTGCGCGCAATGTGGAACAATATTTGGGATTTTATCAAAATCCTGGCAAACAATGCCTGGGCAACAATAAAATTTTTGTGGAGCAAGGCAAAAGATTTCTTCCGCGAATATGTTACTGAACCACTTAAAAACCTATTCAATACGACATGGACAAAAATTATAGAATGGGCACGGGCAGCATGGAATTCAATTCTTCACATCTGGTCAAGCGTTACGAATTGGTTTAGCGCCAATGTCGCGCAGCCATTACAAAATGCATTTGGAATCATGTGGGATGCAATAAAAACAAAAGCATCTGAGGCATGGACAAAAATCACCGGCGCAATTCGATTTAGCGCAGAATGGGCGCGAGATAACATCATTGAGCCGATAAAAAGTGCATTTGATACAGCATTAACCTGGGTACGCGATAAGTGGAACACGGTTTTTACCGGCATAATAAATTTCATAAAGGGCATTATCAATCAAATCATTGGAGCATTGAACAATCTGCTCGACGGTGTTGTAACAGGAATTAATACGCTTATCAGCGGCGCAAATCGTATGGGGGAAATCATACCTGGTTGGATTCCAATACCCAGTTTGATAGCTCCGCAAATTCCATATCTGGCATCAGGCGCAGTCATACCGCCAAATGCTGAATTTTTGGCAGTACTGGGGGATCAACGCAATGGGCGCAATATTGAAGCGCCAGAAAGTTTAATCAGGCAGATTGTCAGCGAGGAAATAGGAAAAGTGCAGGCAGAGATCACGGTAAACTTTTCCGGATCCTTGGCTGCGCTGGTACGTGAATTGCGTCCCTATATCGAACGTGAAAATGTGCGCGTTGGATCCAGTCTAATCAAAGGCAATGTAACATTATGATAACCATAGACGGCACGCAATATAACATCCCTGTACTGAGTATCAAACGGACAGCAGATTTCCTGGACAAATATGCCGAGCGCACCGAGGACGGAAATCTTCATCGTGAATTGATTGGCGTATATTTCAATTATCAGTTGCAATTTGGACGTACAAGTAATATTGAGGAATATGCTGCATTCTGGGCAAAATTAACCGAAGCGGTTGAGTTTCACACAGTTACCGTACCTGATGTATTGGGAGATTATTCATTTGATGCATATTTTGCTTCAGTTGGCGACGAAGTACGCATTGTTAAAAATGCTCAAAATTTTTGGAAGAATTTAACCGTTAATTTTATTGCCAAAGAACCTGCAATTACACCATCATGAGCAAAACTACGCCTATTGTTTCATTTGGTCTGTATGCGGCTGTCATACGACAAGACGCAAGTTTTGCGTGTAATTCATTGCAAGAATTTTCCAATCTTGATGATTTACAGACAAATAATGTTACCGCCCAGCCATATGCAACATTCGAGCAAGATTACTGGCTGCTGGATGGAAGTTATAAATTTCTTCCAACCGATACTACATATGTGCATATAGGCTTGATTTCCGAGGAAATGAGCGATGATGCGGGCGATTTCTCCACTGCACCGGCATTGACGATTGAATTTAGTGATACCTACTCAGTAGAAAGCATCACGCTTCGGTTCGATCAATATACAGATGATTATGCATCTGAAATTCGTGTGCAATATTATGATGACAGTGACACACTGATCCAGGATGATACCTATATCCCAGATGAATGGCAATTCACAACAGATCAGGCAGTAGATGATTTCGCCAAAATTGTAATTACTTTTTTAGCAACAAACAAACCATACAGATATGCGCGGTTGAAGGGTATAGACTTCGGAAAATTGATTACATTTTCTGCTGAGAATATTCGCAGCGCCAACCTGGTTGAGGCGATCAGTCCCATTAGCGCAGAGTTGCCAATAAATACATTTGACCTAGAATTACATTCCACATTGCCCGAGTTTTCCATTTTGCAGCCTACTGGAGATTACATTGGACTGAAAAGTAAACAGCCCCTGGATATATACGAACAGGTTAACGATAAAAACAGATATTTAGGTCAATATTATCTGGACACTTGGAAAAACAAATCTGAATATGAAATTGCATTTTCGTGCGTGGATGCAATTGGACTAATGGACAATCTGACATTTTTAGGCGGTGTTTACAGTGCGGTCAATCTCAATACGTTGCTGGGAGAAATGCTTGATGATGCATCCATTCCCTATGAACTGGATGGCGCATTAAGCAGTGTAACAGTTACAGGATGGCTTCCGATATGTACCTATCGCGAGGCGTTACAGCAAATTGCCTTTGCATCTGGGGCAACAATTTCTACAACACGATCCAGAGTATTGGACATCCGCGCGCAATTGGAAACAGATCCGGAGCCAGAGTATCAAATTACACGGGCACAAAAGAGTCAAATGCAGACACTGGAATTGAAAACACTCGTTACGGGTGTGGAAATTACCGCGCATACATATCTTGCCAACTCAACCACACAAACACTATTCAATGGATCCCTTGATGCTGGCACACATACCATTCTATTCAATACCCCCGCTCATTCATTGAATATTACGGGTGGCACAATCACAACGTCGGGCGCAAATTATGCAGTCGTAAGCGTTGCAACGACAGGGGTCGTTATTCTGACCGGGCAAGGATACACGGAAACAAAACAAATTCATGGCGTTTACGATGAGAGCCTTGATCCAAGCACACCGCAAAATATTTTAAACGTGGATGAGGCAACGCTCGTCCATGGAGGTAATGTTGATGCAATTGCCGAGTGTGTGTTTAACTATTATCAAAAACGTTACAGACAAACAGTCACATTGTATGCACCTGATATTGAAATTGGAAAATCAGCATCCATTGAAACATACCAGAACAATTCCATTGTTGGAATTATCGAAAAATTGGATATGGATCTGTCAGGAGGCTACCGAGTAAAAACCGAAATCAGCGGAGAGGTGGCAACATGAAATATATCAATCCAGTAATGAATCGCAATGCTGACGATATTGAAAATCAAACATCCAAGGCATATTTCAATGTTGTAGATTGGCAACGAATATATAACAATGCTTTATTTGTAAGGTATATCGTTGAAATCATTCGGCAAAACACGTCCGTGTTTACGACAATCGCAACACCTAACATGGCGTCCATACCCAGTGTGGATGATCTAAACACGCTCATAGCAAATATAAATTTGATTGGGGGCGCTAGTGAATTAACCGACCTCAATGATTTAAAAGCGAATTGGAAAGAAAATAACGCCTATGAAAATCCAGATTATGAGAATGCAAACGAATGGGAGCAGCAATTAGAGTACATACGCAGTATGATGATAGAAAATGCTGCTCAGTATATGATTTACGCGGGTGTAGGCAACGCAGGTCAGGCACGATTCTGGCAGGTGCGTTGGCGCACGTTCGGTTTTGTACAACCGTCCACTGCACCAGTTCGCCTTGCGCGAACAGGTATTGCAACATGCAATACAAATTTGACAATAAATAATGGATTTCGGAGGTATGACTAATGCCGTATACAAAAACAACCTGGGTAGATGAAGTGCCGGCGGCGTCACCGGTAAAATATTCGATAACGGGCGATTTTGAGGGTGAAATTTCAGCGAGCGCAACCATTGAAATAGTGACCAGTGTTTCACCGGAGGGAACACCAGTCAATGCGTCCAATTTGAATAAAATCGAAGAAGGCATTGAGACTGCGCAGGAAACAGCCGAGGAAGCGCTTGACACCGCAGAGGCAGCGATACCAAAGAGCATTTTTACCGCCGCTGGAGATTTGCTTTATGGCATTGGTTCTGCTCTATATTCAATATTGGCGAAACCAAGTGTGGATGCATTGTTGAAAATGTCGTCCACTGGAATACCATCATGGAAAACACTCACGCAAATTTTACCAGGTACAACCGCGGGAGATATTGACTATTACACCGGCAATCAGGTAAAAACACGGTTAGCTAAACCATCTAAAACGTCTATATTACAGGAAACCTCAGGCGGTGTACCGTCATGGCGAAAAATAGCTTTAACGGTGCAAGTACAAGTTATAGCAGACGACACTGAAGTCTCAGCTAACGACGAAGCCTATTTCTTTATACCTGAATTAATGGACAACATGAATTTGGTACGTGCGCAAGGTATGGTTTTAACTGCAGGTACCACTGGTGCGCTTACAATACAATTACGTAATATGACTAAATACCCAACGGTTAATATATTATCGACGGCTATTTCTATCGCGTCGGGAGCCACTGTGGGTACGGAAGGCTCTATATATCCTGCACGCGATGATGTATCTACAGACGACCAAATGCGTATACAAGTCGTAACTACTCAAACTACTAAACCTAAAGGTTTGTTCGTAATCTTGGAATATGAATTCCCATGACGTTAGATACGTACACAAAATCGCTTTTACATTTCGACGGTTCTAATAATTCCACTACGTTTACAGACGAATCTGGAAAAACGTGGACGCCTGCCGGTAACGCGAAATTAGTGACATCGGCTTACAAGTTCGCACCTTCTAGTGGGTATTTCGACGGCGTCGGTGACTATATAAGCACACCTAACCACGCGGATTTCGATTTAGACAGCGTGGATTTCACAATAGACTTTTGGCTAAAGTGTACTGAATTATCCGCGGGTGAATTGCAAGAAGTAGTAGGTAAACTGAACTCTTGGTTTATATTTTTAAGCTATGACGGTAGTGGAAAAGCTTACGTTGGTATGGTGTTCCCCACAGGCGGTTCAGAATATTTAACAGACATAGGTAGTATAGATGTGGATACTTGGACACACATTGCTGTAAGCGTAGACGTAAGCGCAATGGAGTTATACGCTTTCATAGACGGTTACTTAGTTGGAGATATGTACTATGAATTCACAGACAATACTGAAACACTTAATATAGGGCGTGGTGTAAATACTTTCATAGATGACAGTTTAGTGAATTATGAAGGGTATATAGACGAATTTAGGCTTTCCAAAGGCGTGTGTAGGTGGACGGCAGATTTTACACCACCTGCGAAACCCTACGGCGCGGATTTTAAGCCGCGCGTAATTATAATCGGAGGTTAGTAATATGACTAAATTGTATACTAAAAACACATGGGCAGATGAAGTGCTGAGTGATGCAGAACGATACGATATTCTGGATGATGACAGCATAGCGATTTACGAAGACGTACAAATCAACCTGGCAACATCTGTAGTTACTGCCGGTACAGCAGTTGATGCCGCAAAAATGAATAACATCGAAAACGGCATTGACGGACTTGACGACCTGGTTGTTGATATTTTGGATACCTACATATCCAAAAATTTGTATGACGCAAATAGTATTTTGGCGGCTAATAGCGATAATACCCCAGCCGCCATTACAGTAGCAGAACAAACACTGCTTGGGCGCATCACGGGCGGAAACATCACTGCATTAACCGTTGCGCAGGTACAAACGTTACTGGAAGCGAGCGTCACCGATTGGACTCCAACCTGGACAAACCTGACGGTTGGAAATGGAACGGTCACAGCAAAATACATTCAATCCGGCAAAATAATTAACGCCTACCTGGTGCTTACGTTTGGATCCACCACGTCCATTAGCGGTAATGTTTCCTTTACCCTGCCCGCCGCGCCCATCAATCCCACCATATCCCCACTCGGCACGTGTATATTACGTGACACCGGCACAGCCCAATATCTGGCGACCGTTTACTACAACGGCTCCAATGGAGAGATCCGTGTCAATAAAGCAGATGGAACATATGTTAACCAGGTCGTTTTATCATCCAGCGTTCCCCACACCTGGACAACATCCGATGAAATTCATGTTTCTTTGTCGTATATAGCAACCTAGCCTAATTTCCATTTATCCACCGGTGATGCGTAACGGTGCGCTGTTGCAATATCAGATTGCGCAATATCAAGATAACGTCTCGTCATGTCTAAAGATGAGTGACCTAATAGACGTTGGAGTGTAAATACATCTCCCTGATTGCGAAGATAGTTTATTGCGAATGTATGCCGGAAACGGTGCGGATAAACATGTTCCACATTTGCAGATTTTGCAATCCGCGCGAGAGCCTGACGAAATGATGCACCACGAAAATCAAACAGTGGAAGAGATTGATCATCATCATGCGCTTGCAACTTGGCTATATATTTCCAAATAGCCTGACGAGCGCGCGCGCCCAAAAATACAGTACGGCTTTTGGACTTTCTGCCGTCCCTATGTGGTCGAATATAAATTTCGCCGTTTTCAAGATTGATGTCCCCAACTCGAAGACGTAACAATTCTCCCAGGCGAATACCAGTATCCAACAAAATGAGCATGATAGCCTTATCCCGATCTGCGTGCTGGCGTTTGATGCGGTACTTTCTACCAGACGTTTTTTCCACGAGGGCGTATTGACACGCATCCAATAATCGTATCGTTTCTTCTTTTGTGAAAGGCACTATTTGCGGAGATTGATATTTTATCCTGGGTAATTTTTTGTCAACCCTTTCAATACTGAGTATCTCTTCTGCCCAGTTGTAAAATCCGCGCAGAGTTTTCCAGTGAGAATCAATTGTAGCGGGCGCAAGTGGAGATGTATCACCAGACAGGCGTTTTGGCTTGTAGTCTGTCTGAAGATGAACAAAGTATCGTTTCCAATCTTCCAATGTCAAACTTTCCAATTCCGGGTCATTGAAATACGCACACATGTAGTGCAACTGGCTTTTCATGGTTGGAATAAAATAGGGGCTGTATCTTCCGCCATTGGCTTCAAGTAAAAACCCTTCAATCGCTTTTGAGAATAACATAGGTTGCATCGCTCCAAATCTTTGATTTTTGGAAACTGTACTCACATACCTATGATTTTTGGGGAAGGCTGAAGAGGGAATATACCCCCGGACAGACTCGAACTGTCCTCTTCGGCTCCGGAGGCCGACGCTCTGTCCACTGAGCTACGGGGGCTTAAGTAGCGCTATTTTATCATAGTG